GTCAATGCCCTTTTCGTATTCACGGATGAAGGTATCCGTGGCCGGGTTGATGTTGTTTTCCAGCGCCGGCCGCATGAAAGGTTCCGCCGCCATTTTCTCTGTGCCGAATTCTTTAAAGCGCCAATGCGGCGTAGGCCCTGAGGCCCCCTCATCCGGGTTACCCTTCTTCTCTACTTTTGACCCATGGCGGACACCCACGCGAAACGCGAGATCACCTGTGCGCTTGAAACGCTTACCGTTCCACTGGACTGCCACGTTCTCAGCAATTGAGCGCCCGGTAGCCGCATCATCAATCCGTTCGGCGTTGGCTTTGGCGGCATCGCGTACCACATTGGCAGCCTTACGCAATGCGGCCCTGCCGGTTTTGCGCTTGGTTTCCTGCTTGATGGCATCCAGTTTGCCCAGCAGGGATTCGAGCCCGGTGAGGCTGAACTGGATGTCATCACCCATGATCAATAATTCCATGGCACCGCAGGGTCACAGTCAGCATTGGAGGATCATCTACCGATACCGTGTAAAGAAGCTTTACTTGGTGATCCAGCAAGCGCCCATTCTTGTCACAGGCGATCATACTTCCGTCATCACCACGCTTAACCCAAACTTCTATAGGCGCTTGGTCAGCCATCATTCACGCCCTCTTTGCAGGTGGTGCGCCATTCCTGCCGGCCAGTACGATCAGTGGCCAGGCCATCGATGTTATAAACGCGGCCATCCCAGAGAATGCGCATTTTCTGGGTCAACCCCGGAAACCAGCGAAAATTGATGCGGGCATCGGTTTCCGCTTGCACAGCCCCGGCGGCTTGGCGCTCACCGCCAGGGCCGGTAAGCACTTCTGCCGGCACCTGGTTCATGGGCTTGCCCGCTACCACCAGGGTCTGCCAACTGGTTTTCACGCCACCGGTTTCAGGGTTGCGGATTTCCACCGTTTCCTGAATTTCAATGCGATGGCGCAGGCGATAGGCAAGCATTAGACCCCCAGCCCGCAGCGGTACGGCATCAGCTTTACTTCGGCCACATGGCGCAGCTGCTCCGCATCATCCGGGCCGGCCTGGTAGGCCGCTTGCAGCAAGACCAGCACACCCAGCCGCACACTGGCTGGCATGGCAGGCTCACTGCTGCTACTGGAGCTGTCGCAATCGCAGAGTTCGCCGAAATCATCCCGGTTCATGAATTGCAGGGCTTCATCATGGGCGGCATCCAGGAGCATCTGGAGCTTGCTGTCATCCGCATCGTGGATGACATCCAGATAGTCTTTGGCCTCCTCGAGCGTGATGGTCATAACGGCAATACCCATGATTGTTTGGCTGCCCAGGGGCGCGGGTTACCGTGGAAGCACACCACTCTTGCCCCATGGGGAATCTGTTTCTGGCAGTGGACCTTCCAGGAGACCACGGCACCCGGCAGCGCCTGCTGCCAGGTTTGCGCCTGGAGTACGTCCTGCAGGAATCCCTGGTCACCCCAGCGTTCCCTGGTCTGGCACCGCTCGCGATGGCCATCTGGATCTGCCATCCAGGCATCCCAGACGTGGGCCTTATCTTCCTCTCGGATGTACATGAGGCCGGAGGCCAGCAAGCCCGGCTTGTAGAAGTCCTCCAGCAGGGTGGTCTCCCCTACCCCCTCCAAGGGCGTGAGATCGCCGATAACTACGGTATCCAGATCCAGATAGAGCAGATCGCCCGGGATGGCCTTGGAAAACAGGTTCATTTTGCTCCACCACCCAGGCCAGGCGTTTTGCATCTGAACTACCGGCACGCCGGGCACTGCTATATCAGTCAGGCAAACCAGCCCCGGCACCTGCCGAGCCAGCCACTGGACATGGCGAGGCGTGAAATCACCGCCCGACTTGAGCACGCACACGCGGGTTACTGTTGCCATATGATATTCCTGCTGTCCGCCGGCAAGGGCGTATAACCCAGCGGCACCAGCAATTCGGCCTGCTGAGTGCGGGATTCACTGTCCAGGGCTTCCGTTATGATTAGCGGCTTATCCCGGGCGATGGTATTAATCGCACCCTTGATGACACAGCGCTCATGGCCTTCTGTGTCGATTTTTAACGCCGTGACATTCGTGAATCGCAGGTCATCAATCGCGACACACCGAGTCCCTGTCCCTGTTTTCACACGCCCCGCGCTGGTAAGCCTGGTTGAAGACTTACCCACAAATCCCATTTCACCCGTTGAATGGGAGAGAGCAGAGAAGTAGCAACTGGCGATAACCTGATTGCCCAACACATTCTCAAGCAGCCGCTGATAAACCGCAGGGTTAGGCTCAAACGCATGCACCTGCATTCCAAGCTGGGCCGCAAGGATTGAATACAGGCCCGTGTAGGCACCCGCATCAATGGCCACCCCACCATGAGAACAAGCCTGAATCCAGGCCATTACAGACTCAGATTCAAACCCTTTTCCGCTTTCGGTTTGGTGCTTGATGACCATATCGCCATCATCAATCAGCTCAATGCCGTGCACTTTCATTGAGTGCTGCCTCCAGGGAAATTCGCGGCCAGAGCTGAATGGCGGTTTCACGGCTGGCGTTTAGGATCTCGGCGCCATGCAGGAAACCTGCTGCCTTCTGGAATTCACCCGGCCAGTTATTCACCGAGACGGCGTTGCCCAACCCTCTTGGGTGGTCGCCGTGCCAGTGTCTCTTGCCGTCCGGTGCATATTTGCAGTCGTAGCCGAGCATGATGATCCGGCTGGCTCCGTAGTGGTGCGCCAGTATTAATGCGCCTGCCCCGGAGTTACCGGAGTAAGGCAGATCAACAATCGCTGCCCCCCGCGCCCCCTTGGCGATGCTGAGCTTTTCGCCAGCAAAACCATGGGTGTCATCGTAATGCTTACGCCACCAGGCCATGTCCATCGCGTAGAGGATGTCGGCCCAGGGCGCTATGCGGAAGGTGGTGTTGGTGACGATGACGCCGCGCGTTTCCGGCGAGGCTTCCTTCCAGGCTTTGACTTGTTCAACGTCTGCTTCTGTGAGGCTGGGGCCACTGGCAATGCAGACGACTTCGTGCCAGCGGCCTTCTTGGGGTGCGCCTCAATCTCCCGAGCCAGGCCCTTGCGGCCAAGCTCGCCCGCCAGATACGCCGAGCAATGGAACCGCTCACCGCGCACCCGGTTATCGAAATAGGTCAGGGCTACCACTTCAGGCATGGTTGACTCCCGAAATTAAAAAAGGGGCCCGAAGGCCCCAACCGCTACCGTGATCAGCTGCCGACGATCAGCGAGCCTTTCACAAAGGCTTCGGGGCGGTAGATGGCCAGCACTGCGCGCTCTTCCACGCGCAGGGTGGCCAGGTTGCGTTCAAAGTTATCCTTGTTCTCAAAGGAGATCGCGACGCTGGCATCTTCCCGATCCAGCAGCTGGGCATGGGTGGCGAAGTCGCCCACCAGGGTTTCACCCTGCGGCATGGACTGGGTGGCCACGACATCACGGCCCCAGATGCGGCCGGTGGTGGTGGCCTGCGGGTTGCTGAACAGATACTGCTTGTTGGCATCCTTCAGCATTTCCGCGTTGGCCCAGTTCACCGGGTTCATGACGATGCCGGTGGCGAAGGCTTCCGCCAGTTCCACCTGCAGCAGCATGAGGCGCAGGCGGTCCAACATGGTTTCGCCATCAACAACAGCGCCCGCTGGCTGCGAGTAGGCAGAAGCAGCGGTGTACAGGCCTTCCAGGTTGTTACCGGTACCAGAGCCCAGCAACAGCTGGAGCTCTTCCTTGAGCTTCAGGCCGTGCATCATCCGGCCATCCAGGTAGCTCTGTAGGAACGGCACATCAGAGAGCATCTGAGTGGAGACATCCAGAGTGTGCGCAATGGTGGCCACCGCACGAGTCACATCATCAAACGAGATGCTGGACTTGGCTTTCAGCGCACCTTGGCTGGGCTGAATGCCAGCGTTATTGGTAAAGCCAGATTCCCGCGGGAAGAAGATGGCCGGCTTGTCAGTACGACCAGGCATCAACAGGTCGCGGATGGTCAAGCGGCGCTGCAAGGGCTGAACCATGCCGCGATTGTCTGCCGGATAGGTCAGGGAAGAGCCACCACCCGTGGTGTCAGTCAGCGCTGCCTGAAAGGCATTACGCGGCACAGCCACTCGCATGGTCTGCCCTTGTACGGGGTTAGCCATGAAAGCCTGAGCGTCGGCGTCCTCCTCCAGATGAGCAGCGAGAAGCTGGCCAGCGGTCTGGTCAACCGCGCCCCCACCGCCACCGGTATCTTTGATGCCGGCAAGAGCCTGCTCGGCAGCTTCCTGCCGCGCCTTGAGTTCACCCTGGGCGGTCAGTAGTTGGTCCACCTTGGCCTTGGTTTCCTCACTCATTTCCCGGTGAGCCTTGATGTCTTTTTCAGACTGTTCGGCATGAGCCTTGAGCTGGTCGCCAACGTTTTTCAAATCGGCCTGGGTTTGCTTGTATTGGGCTTCGATATCTTCTTCTGAGCCCACTTTACCAAGCTGAGCACGCAGGCCACCGTGGTACTGGATCTGGCCTGGCTCTACCAGGAAGGCAGAGGCGAAGACGATACCGGCGGAAGCAATAACGGTTTCCGGGGTGACACCGAAAGCCAGGGGAATCGACGCCGCAATGGCGATGACAGCCAGCATGAAGGAGGCCGTGAGCTGAAAGCGTTTCATAGCGTTTTCCTCAAAATGGGGATTGGAGTTTGATCAGGGGTTCCAGGTCGAACGCGACAGCGGTATGCATGTCGTCACCGGCAGCGTTATGCATGCCGGGGCCAGCAGCGTTGCGCATGCCGGACTTGTATTCATTCAGTAGCTGGCGACGGTCGGCACGTGACAAGCCAGCCTTCGCCAAAGCAATATCCAGTTTCTTGGCGGCCACCTTGGTGCCCGACACATTGGCTTCTGCATCGATCTGGTCAGAAGCCAGCAGGCTATCGGCAAAGCCTTCGCTGACCGCATCGCTGCCACCAATCCAGGATTCGGCATCCATCATGGCCTGCATGGTTTCGATGGGCTCTTCGGTTCGGACGCTGTAAACGTCTGCCATGCTGCGGTCGAGCGGTTCCAGGAAGTCCGCCAGATCGCGCAAGTCATGGCGATTACCGATGGCCAGGGTCCAGGCGTTATGGATCATGAAAAAGCCCGCACGGGCGATCTGGATTTCATCGCCTGCCATGGCGATGATGCTGGCCGCACTGGCTGCCAGCGACAGCACCTTCACGGTCACCTTGCCTTTGTGTTCCTTGAGCAGGCTGTAGATGGCCAAGCCTTCAAACAGGTCGCCGCCGGGCGAGTTGATGTTGACCGTGACGTCATTCTCGGGACCGATGTTCCGCAGGGCTGCAGCTACCCGCTTGCTGGTAACACCCTCACCGGTCCAGAAATCTTCGCCGATGACATCAAAAATACCGATGTCGTTGTTGTCATCGGCAGCTGCCGCCCGTACACCCGGGTTCCACTGCTGGAGGGCCTTGGGCGAGATGTCGAAACGGACGTTGGCGCCCGCGTGCAGCTGCGGGAAACGGGTAGAAAAGTTCATGGCCGGGATTCCTCTTTGGTTGCGGCATCGTCGGCTTCATCGAGCCAGGCTTTAAGGGCCGCTCTTGCGGCATCACCATCGTTTTGGGTGCCGATCAGATCCAGCGGAACCATGGCGCTTTGCACCGTAAGCACGTCGGCATTGCCGCCACGGGCCGGCATATTCTCTTTCACGCGCACTTCGTCACGGCTCCAGATGCCGTTGTTCACCATGACGGAGTACAGCGCAGCGCGTGCTGCCGCATCACCACGCAGCAGCCCCTCGATGCTGAATTCAGCGTAGTAGCGGCCTTGATCCTGTGGCGGCAGCAGGTTTTTGTTGATGGCCTGCTCAATACGGGTGAGCCAGGGGCGCAGCGTGAAGGTGATAAACCGGATCATTTTCTGCTCAAGCCCGGTGCCCCAGTTGCTGTCTTTCCCGCCGTGGCCAACCATGCTGGGGTCGACCAGGTACCAGCGGCATACCTCTTCCACTGAGAAAGACCGGCTTTCCAGCAGCTGGGCATCTTTCGGGTTGATGCCGATGGCTTCAGCGTCCATACCGGCTTCCAGCAAGGGAGCCTCACCTGCCTGCATGGAGCCTCGAATCTTTTTCAGGTTTTCCCTGAACTCTTCGCGCTGCTCCTTCTTAACCACTCGGTCCATCTTGAAATAGACCGCAGGCTGCAAGCCTTTCTCGAACGTGCTGTTGGCAGCCTGTGCGGCGGCCAGCGCTGAGCCAAACACCCGAGCCCCTTGGCTGATCGCCGAGATACCCCACCGGCCATCCAGGGAAAAGCCAGGCACATGGAACAGGTTGCTGTTCAGTACAGGCCGCTGCTTACCGGTGTCTTCCGTGTACCAGAACTGAAATTCACCGCTTGCCAATCGCCGGCGCGTCAAGCGGTTCGGGGCCAGGAACCTGAGCCCAACCAGCCGACCGTTGAAAAACTGTTTCTCGGATAAACCGTTACCCTGGTTCAGCAGAGCAGCGGTTTTCGCTTCCCAGTAGGTGCTGGCCGTGGCATCAGCATTCGGGCTGGAATGCAGGATCCGATACAACGGGTGCTCAGTCGCCAGCCGGCGCCCAGAGCTGGTGCGTTCGTAGAGCTGCAACGGCAAGGTGCCAATAGATTCCGCGATAATCCGCGTGCAGGCCCATGCTGCCGAAAGCGTCAACACGCTGTTGGGGTTAATGTTTTGCCCGGCGGTGTCGACACTGGCCGCCACGGTAGAATCCAGCGTGCGCCAATCCACACCCAGCCATCCCAGCAGCGCCGCTTTGAAGCGCCCAGGCTTTTCTGCGTTGCTGAGTTTCATCAGAGTATCGGGTCCATCAGGAAGTCGTTGATATCGTCTTCATCGTCTGGCTCATGGGCCGCGATGAAGGCCATCAGCGCTGCCACGGCGCCATCAATCTTGCTTTCACGGTTGTCTTTGACGGGCCTCATCATTTTCCCGTCTTCCGTTTCCTTCGCGACGACGTTGCTGAACATCCAGCTCAGGCACGGGTTGCCATCGTGGTGGATCCGGCCAGCTTTGAGCAGTCGCTCGAAGTCCCTCATCGGGGCGGAAAAGTTGGTGTAGGTCTGTCCCACTTTCACCGCTTCGAGGCCGTGATGCTTTTCAAGGCGCTGTGCCAGGTGGGCCGCACCGTGCGGGTCGTAGAAGGTCTGCCCCATGTCGAAAACTTCGGCATCCTGGATGATGTGCTCTTCCA